TCATACGGTACAATCGCGCTGAAACCGAGCGACGGGTTGATGTCGAGGTTCAGCGTTGCCGCCACCATTGCCGCGCCCATGACCGTCATTGGGTCGGCCTTCTGCAACTGCGGATTGGCCGACACCGCGGACACGACCGAGGCGAGAAACTGCGGGGCCTTCTTTCCAAGCACGTCTTGGAACCGTGCCAGCATCTTCGGGTCGCTGGTCATCTTCTTGATCGCACCGAGCGCGGTCTGTGCTGGTGCGCTTTTCGCCAAAGATTGGTTCTTTGCTTCGTTGACGTATGACATAATTTTTTACTCCTCTTCTTCCCAATGGACGAAGCCATGGGCGGTGTGTCGGTAAAGTCTCCTGACTTCCAGATCCTTGCTGGCCTTGAGATAGGCCACCAGAGCCTTGAGCGCATCAACAGGACCTTCGACAGCGAACGCGATGCTGGGGTTGGGGGATGCCTGGGCCTCGGGCTCGGCCTGCGGGAGCTCTGTCTTGACTTCCGGGTTCAGCCACGTCCTTTCCTTCGGCTCCTCAGCTTGCTTGGCTTCCTGAGCCTCCTGTTGGGCTCTGCGTGCTTCCTGTTCGGCCTTGCGGGTCTCGGCCAGCCGTGCGGCGGCTTCCTTCTGCTCGACCATGCGCTTGCGCCTCATGAGGACCGCCGACAGATCCTTGGAGCTTTGGTACTCGACCAGCAGATCGGTGAGCATGTCGTCGGCCTCGCACACCTCGGTGATCGTCTTCGCGTCGGCGAGGATCTTGTCGATCTGAGCCTTCACGTCCTTCTCCACCTGGGTGATCGCGGTGGTGGCATTCAGCCAGCGCTCGTCGAACACGATCGTGCAGGCTTTCACGAAGTCGCGATCACCATCGTTCTCGATCGCATCCAAAAGCAAGTCGATGATCGCGTCGCATTCCTCGCGCTTCGCCTGTTTCCGACGTTCTTCGAAGTCCTTGATCTGCGCGTCGATCTCCATGATCGGGCGGTCGATGATCTCGGTGATCTGCTTGACTTCCTTCTCGAAGGCATCGTACGGCTCGTTCCACTGCTTCTTGACAGCCTTGCGCTTGTCCTCGATGACAGTGCGCATCTTGCGGAGATCCGCGAGTGTTCCCTTCGCGTCCCGAATATCGTCGTCTCTGAAAACCAGTCCAACGAATGGGGCTATCTTCGCTTCCACTTGGGCTTTGATAGCTGAAAAATTGTTGATAATCTCGCCTTGTTTCACCTCAGCGGTGATGATGATGTTCTTTTCCGTCTTTGCCATATGTGTATGGTCCTCCTCAGACCGCGATATCCGGGCAATGCCGGGTCTGTACGTCGTGCCAGAATTGCGTGTCGGCTTCCTCGATGGCCTCCATGCTCTCGATGACCGCGGGGTCGTCTGCCCGGACGAGAAAGTACGTTTCGTACTGGTCTGGAAGGAAGAAGTTGTTGCCGCCACGAGCATACTCGCGGTCGATGCGAAACAGCTTTGCCTGTACCCATGCAAAGTCCCATCCGGTCACCAGCAGTTCCTGGCATTCTTGGGCGAAGTAGAAATCAGGGAGGGTGTCACCCTGCCACTTGTCCAGATACTTCGGCGAGCTGTAGGATCCGGTCTTGATCTGAAGCACGCCCTTGGAACCGACCGGGAGCCCATAGTAGTTTTCCTTGGCCACGGTAAGTTCCCCGTCCAGCGAAGCCTTGATGAAGGGCTTACGCCTGAGCGAGAGGATCTCGTAGGGATGGTGGTAGACTTCGAACTCCGGGTGGTCTTCGATGAACTGGTTTCGGATGATCGGCTCTTCATCAATCCCGCGCTGGACTCCCGGCTTTCCGGATATATCCTCGCGCTCACGGATGCCGACCTTCTCCTCCCAGAGTCGGATCTTGCTGACCCACGGGCTGATCTGAAGCACGGATGCGGCTTCGGAAGCTCCTATGCCATCTTCCCTGCCATTCAGCCAGTCTTCCCGGCTGTCGAACTTGGTCCTGGCGAACCGCTCGAGGTTGCTATCCATTGACAGCCTCCTTCTCCTCTTCCGTATCAGACTCTTCAACGGAATCGACGGGGACCTTCGACTCAAGTTCATTGATCCTCTTCTTAAGCTTACTGCATTCGGTGAATTCTTCGTTCCACCAATCATGGTACCGCTCGCAATCCCCGGAAGCCTTTTTGAGACTCCCTTCGAGGTCCGCAATCCTCTTATTTCTTTGGACGAGGATGTCTTGTTTCTCACTGAGAGCCTGCTCCAAATCCTCGATGCGAACCATCAGTTGGTCCACTGTCTCGATGCGGTAGACCTCTTCCTTTCTGGCCTCCTCTTTCATCTGGAAGAAAATTCCAACGCCTTGGCTGGCGATCTGGGCGGCGAGGCTCTTGAGCATCTCGTCGCTCTTTGTGGTTTTTACGGTGTTACTCATAACCGTGTCTCCTAACCGCTGTGCGGTTGCATCGTGCAAGGAACTGATGTATCCTTGCTGTAGATCGATCGACGAGGCGAACCCCGCCGATCCCAAAGTCCAAGCCACCGACTACAGGCAAGTAATCACGGTGGCTTTTTTGTGCACTAGAACCTCGGCGAGACGCTCCCGTCTTCGGCAAGGAAGTAGGTCCCAAGCGCGGTCTTGATCCATCCAAGAAATCCAGCTTGTTGGCCATACTTGTAGAATCCGAAAAAATTTGGCACGTTGCGCGGGTCTCCCGGCGTGCCGACCGGTCAATGAGGGATTGGCGCATCCCCGCCCGCTGTCTGCAACACGAGATAAAATTCACCACCCCATACGGGGCAAGGTGTTTGGGGGTGAAGTTGGAATCGAACCAACAGTGAAAAGCAATCCAACATTTCACTCGACCTTATTCACCCGATGATGCCGGGCTCCCACCGGCCGCCCCTTGCGGGTCTGTATAACGTCACAGGAGGGGGAGGAGGTCGAACCCTCCTGTTATCTCCCTTGTCCTTTCGGCCCGTGGCCGATTTCTTCGCGCTCCTCGTCGGACATGCCCTGGGCCGCCACGACAGGTAGAAACCCAACGATCAATCCGACTAAAACGATGATCCCGACAATGACATATCCCACGGTTCTTTCCTCCTTACTTTGTAAAATTTCTTAGGTCTCTGAGTCGCACCTCATCTTTAAGGGTCCTGTCGTATTCAACAATCTGTTGCGATATCAGATAATTTATGGTCTTGTTTCTGGACCATAGCCGCTGACGTGCAATTTCCTCAATTCTATCCAGTGTCGATTGTTCAACACGAATGGAAAATATCGAGGTTTTTGGAATTTGCTCTTTACTATTCATAAACATAAACTAACACATATAAACATGTATGTCAATGAAAATATTTGTAAAATTCTTCATTCTACCACTTGACATATCCAAACGTTGGGTTTATATTATAGTTAAGAGCTCCCCCAGAGGGGAGCGAGGAGGAAAAAAAATGAAGCTTAGTAATTTGGCAGACGGCAGACAGTATGTCGCCGTCGAGACCGCGCAAGCGGCCCCGACAACGTTGGACATCACCCGGGACGACCGGGTGGTCGATGGTGCAGAGGCCGTCTTCCACGGGACGGTCTCCAGGATGAGAGAAGTCAAGGACTTGAGGGCACTCTCAGAGTACATCATCTCTGAGAGTGTGAAAATTCTCGACACCCTCGTTGACGTTTATGACGTCCGCGAGGGCCGTGATTCTTATCTCGTCGCTATAGTCGACGAGTGGATGTAATGATTAACAGCCCGGGGCAAACCCGGGCAAGGAGGCTACCATGAAAGAAGGAATAATGCTAGTACAGAAAACTTACAAGGGAAGGACAGCCGGGGGATGGCTGTCGCTGGCCAGTGTCGGTGAGGCGAAATGTGGCATCACCAATATTTGGATTCCAGCTATCCCTGGACTAAGAGACTGTCAGGCTATCCTTACTGATGATGGAGATATGTTGATCTCCGACTCGGAGGGAGTAGTTGTATGCCTGGAGACGTCTGACAGAGCTTACCGGACACTCAAGTCCCTGGAGAGTAAGGCTGATGCAGAAAACCTTGCCCGATTTGCCTGGTAAATTTCTCACCTCTCTTCGGAGGGGTATTGAAAAGGAGATCAATATGACATCGAAAAAAAATAAAAGGGATCCCTATGAGATTGCTTGCGCCACCGGCGCCAAGCGCAAGGCCGAGGTGCTTGAAGAGATTAAAAAGTGCCCTGTGAAATACGTTTCCTACGGCGATGGAGACCTTGGCATGGCCGTCCCACGGGACGAAGCGATAACCGACATCGAGAGCATGGACCCGATAACGATCGGTGCCGGGACCTGGTACCCATGTGACCGAACCGGGAAAGAATTGACGGCTACGCAGCTTGCGGCCGCCACACTCGGGTCCTCACGGAGCGAAGCGAAGGTCAAGGCGTCCCGTGAGAACGGCAAGAAAGGAGGTCGGCCCGTCGAGAATACGACGAAGATTGAGAACGTCCGCAAAGCCATCGTGAACGGGCAGCAGGTCAAATTGTTTGATGTTCGCAAGTACCACGACGGCGGGTGGTTTTTTTACGCCACCTTCAAGGCCCCGGCAAGAACGGCGAACAAAGACCTGACTCAATACATCGAATAGCGGCAATCACGCGAAAACAAACAGCCCCATTGTGGGGCTGTTCTTATTTTGCCTAGGATATTTCAAGGACCGGCCAGCATCTCCCGGATGCGCTCCAAGTACGCTTTCGAAGCATCGGCATAGTCCTGCCAGTCGTACATGAGGAATTCAAACTGCACACTATTGTGCAAGAGATCCGCATCGGTCATCGGCTCTTCGATCAAATTAGTAGGCACGCGGGGCGGTTCGAGAGCATCGAGGGTCGGCAGTACGTACCGGGGGACCTCGACGACCTTAGTCTGGCACCCGGTCAGCGCGAGCACGAGCGCGAGCAGACTGATCAGCAGCCATCTTTTTGACTTCTTCACTTAACGGCACCTCCTTTTTTTCCGGAATTTCTGAGATAGATTGGACCACCTCCTTCAGATCATCGTCGTTGCCATGTTGCTTCACCACGAGGTCGTCCTTGATCTTGTCGGCCTGGTGTTGGATGGAGGATACGACCTTGAGAGTATCCCGCTCCTCCTCGGCCTTCTCTGCCCGCTTTGTCGCCTTCTTGGTCTTTCCATTCTCGAGCAGAAACCCGCCACCGAAGATTGCGGCGATTGCCAAGAGTATCCACCGGATGATCTCATCCATCTAACGCCTCCTTGATTTCCTCATCGGTCATCCCCTTCGAACGCATGAAGAAACGAACAACAGGCTTGCCCACACGCTTGAGCACTTCCATGCTGAGGTAATACTGGGTGACGAAAACAATGAGCGCGTAGAGCACGATGATCTGGATCGCTCCCGGCAGTTCTAGAGCAGACCAGACCACCCACGACAGCACTATAGAGAGTACCGCGGGGATAATGATCTGTACCCACGTTGGAAGTGCCTTGCGATTCTTTTTCGCGAGTATCTTCACCCACTCCATAAAGGCCGATATGGCCACTGCTACGATCAGCAGTGCACCTCCAAGCATCTTGTAGTCCATGCTACCCTCCTATAGATGTGGGAGGATCCCGACTGCAGCTCCTATAGCGTCAGCCAGCAGATCCCACCAACAGAAATGATTCCCCTTCTCTTTGGAGTCTAGAAACTCCTTCAAGAAGCCTATTGCCATCGCGATGGTGAGGCCGAGCCACCACGTTATAAATCCAGCACCCAATGCAATGGTCACGCACCATGCATAGTGCATATATTTGTCAGGCGGTATCTTCATACCGTGACTACTCAATGTTCTCTTGGTCTAAGAGTGCTTGTACTTCCTGCTGCCAAAGCATAGGGACATCTTCAATCTTCCAGACTTCTCCGGTAGCCGGATTGATCTCACCGCTCTTGATCTTAGCTAGGAATAATTTCGCCATTTTGTTCCTCCGCAACTTTATTTGACACGATCTGTGCCAATTCCAAAACCGCATTCTCCAAGACCCTATGTTCTTGGAGAAGTTTCATCTTTTCCGCACGTTCAGCCTTCAACTGTTCTTTAAGCGTCAATTTCTTGAACATCGTCGTACCTCCATAGGTCGTCATAAAACTTATCCATATGCTCGATGAGCTTATGGGAATTACCATTCTTTGCATGAGCCTTCCATGACTCAAAACAAGCATCAGCCTTTTCTTTCGTCATTTTTCCCGAAAGAACAAGGCTTTTGTGTTTTCTCAATTTCCTTTTCCGCTTGTTGATATTCTCCTTACTGATGACCTTATAAACAGCACCAGTTTCAGAAACCTTGAACTTGAATCCAAGGAAGTTGATACCTTGGGAAAGTTTGAAAATCTTTGTCTTTTTCTGGTTTAGAGTAAGACCAAGTTTTTCCGCTAGCTTATCGATATCTTCGAGACAAACTTTCAGGAAATCCTTGTTATTACTGATTAGAATAAGATCGTCCATATAGCGGACATAGTAGCGAACACGCAGTTTTTCCTTGATATGATGATCAACGCCAGACAGGACCAAAAGCTGGACTAGTTGTGTTATCTGACTACCGAGGCCGAGTCCAATGGCTTTCCCGTCATCATCATAGCTATCGACAATATTGCAAGCGTGTTCATATGCCCATTTATCATCGACAACTTTCGCAAGCACTTTCTTGACCGTAGCATGTGGTGTGCTGCCGAAGTAATTCTTGAAATCTATCTTGAGAACATACCCCTCATTGCCATACTTTCGGTAATATCTCTGCAAATGAGTCTTTAACCTTCTACGGGAAAAATCCGTACCACGATTTACCTGGCACGCACCGTTGTCATAAATGAACGTTTTTGTCACGGCATCATAAAGGTAGTTATCACATAAGCTGCGCTGGAATACACGGTCCTTGAATTTCGTAGAGACTATCTCGCGTTTCTTCGGTTCATAGATAGTGAACCTGTAATAATCGTTGATACGATATGTACCATCTTCGAGACTCTTGGATAGCTTGAGCATATTAACGAGACCGTTGTTGTTGCATCGAGCAACGCTATCTTTCCACATGACACCGCGCTTGCATTTACGCATGGCTTTATGGAGGTTATCAAAATCACAAACTACATCTTTCACTTCATCGTCCATCACATTCTCCAAATAAAAAACAAGTATTGTTTCTAGCGACAATTACTACTCGGAGTAAGCCACATCAACACTTCTAATTCGCCTTTTTACGGGACAGGACAGCAACTCCTTGCATATGGTGCATTGATTTCGGCCAGTCGGCTTACTTTAAGCGAGCATCCATACAATCGGGGGCGAGACCGTTACTGTTGTTAGCATTGTTGTTGTTCAATTCACCAGAAGTATTCACGTTACGCGTGTTATTAGTGTTAGACACGTTCGGCGAACGCAACCACCAGTTGCCCTTACAGTCGCTGCCCTTATAATTTCAATCTATTTTCCCATACCGGTCCTTATCAGTTTGCCTCCACTTCTTTATAAGTTCTCTGGTATCAAATACCATTTGCGTCCAATGCTTCATGCGATCCCCATCGATTTCGAATTTGATATATGACAACTCCATCAAACCAAGCAACTTTGCTGTGTGAGATAATGCGATTGTCTGCGATCTCCTGCGTAACTCGAAATCACCACGGGTGGATACGTATATATCATTGGCAACATCCACTTCTTCCATGATGGTCAGTGCAGTTGATACAATCCTGTTTGTAATCGCCCATCTTTCTCGCTTCGGGAAGGTTTTTTCATTGCAACAAATACTGACGGTATATGCTGCCAGTTGCTTCGCTCTTGTCTGAACTTCAAGTTTTGATTCGGTGCGTTTACCTTCTGGAACGGACATTGATAAACTCCTTTGGCACCCTTGCGGGTGCCGATTGTAGATGATTAGATGATTACGCAAGCGGGGGCGAGACCGGTACTGTAGAGAGCACCGCTGATGTACAACTCACCAGAAGTATACACGACACGCGTGTGATAAGTGTAAGACACGA